TTTAGAATTTAACGATGCGGTTAAGTTACTGACTAGTACTTTTGCCGGCGCAGGCGCGGCAGAGCTTGAGACTTACGCCGGAAAGATGCGCGTACTCAAAGAGGCAGCCGATAACGCTCAAGAAATTATCGGTAAAGGTTTAGTCGATGCTATCTCTAAATTAGGCGATGATGAGTCGGTAGAAAACTTAGCAAAAAATATGGAAACGGCGGCCAAAAATACGGCCGATGTTATTCGCGGTATCGGTGTCTTAGCTGCAAAATTAAAAACTATCCCCGGCTTTGATGGTAAAGATTGGGAGTATGTTTATAATATTTCATGGTTTAAGTTTTTAAGTGACATAGGGAAAGCCGATGCACTTATGCCTAAGCCTTTTACGACCCCTATGACTATTTCGGGCTCGACCGACTCAGCGGTTAAAGCCGCTAAGGCTAGAGCCGCGGCAGAGGCGGCGGCAGCTAAACGCCAAAAAGAGTTATTAGCCCTACAAAAGAAAAGCGCTTTAGCAGAGAAAAATAAACTTTCGTTATCAAAGGCTGCGGCCGTGTTTGATACTAACCGTATCTCTATCGCGGCAGCTCTACGCGCTACTTACGATAAGGACACGATCCTACGCCTCGAGGCTTTACAAGCTATCGAGGAGGACAACGGCGAGCTCGCACTTAAGAAAATCGGCGAGCTAGCGGCTTTCCAAAAAAACGCAGATTTAGCCAAACTAGCGGGCATAAAAGAGATCAGCGATGCAACTCTCAACGCTATCAATACTCAGCTACTTACAGAGCTTAAAGCTATTAACGATAGCAAGATGGCCGAGGGTGATAAAGAGTTAGCACGTGAGGAGGCGTTTAAGAAGTACAACGCCGCTATTATCGCAGCTGGTCAGTTAGCCGCTAAAGAGCAATACTCGGAGCGCACTCAAATACAACTAACCGAGATCGCTCGCCTTGCATCTCAAAGCAATACAACAAACGCGCTAAAAACTCAGGTATTACTACGTGAGCAGGCCGAGTTATCGATGATCGATCGAGTAGCCGCCGCTCAAAAGAAAGCCGACGATGCGCGCCTTGCAGCTCTAAAAACTTATCTCGCCTTACTTACCGGCGGAGATTTAGCCGCTGATCCCAATTTCGCTAAGGCAAGCCCTGAGGCGCAAAAGGAGGTAATCGATGCAACTAAAGCGGCTATCGACGCTCTTACCCCTGAGTTAATAGATCCGGCTACAAGCGATGCACTAAAGGCCGCCGATGCCGTATTAGCTCTAGCGGCATCAATTACGCCTCGCGGTACGTTATTAAGTTACAAGCAAGCCGAGCTAGATAGTGCCGTAATGCTTAACTCTGTCGGCGGTGGCGGCAGCTCTCGCAACAATGTTTATAACCTTAATTTTACTACCGGTGTTATATCTCAGCCTGACGAGTTTGCTACCTTGCTACAAGATACGATCCAAAAACTTAATCGCGGCGGAGATCCGCTTACGGTCGCCGGTGCCCTATGACCGTCCCTACAGTAAACGCTATTATTAACTTTTCTACGGGTCCGGCTTTTGCTCAAGCTATGATCCTTAATAGCGGTATTTTAGGGACAAACGTATTAGCCGACTCTGAGGCTTTGATCGTAGACGTATCGGATCAAGTAGACGGTATTACAACTATGCGAGGCCGTAACGCTCAGGCGGACGTATTCCAAACAGGTACGCTAACTCTCCGTATCGTCGATCAAAATGGCGACTTTAATCCTCAAAATGCCGCCGGCCCTTATTACGGGTTACTTACTCCGATGCGTAAGGTAGCGATTACGGCTACTTATCAAGGTGTCGAGTATCCAATATTTAGCGGCTTTATTACTAGCTATACAACTACTACGCCTAAGATGGCTACAGATGTCGTATATACAACTATCACGGCGGTAGATGCTTTTAGACTTTTCCAAAATAGTCAGATATCTACAGTTACTTTAGCTGAGGCCGGTGACTTACCGGGCGAGCGCGTAAACGCTATCCTCGACGAGATCGCTTGGCCTCCATCGCAGCGCGAGATCCAATACGGTACGACTATCTTTCAGGCAGACCCGGGCAACCCTCGCACCGCTCTTAACGCCTTACAAACGGCAACCATCTCCGAGTACGGAGCTTTGTATATAGATGCTCGAGGATCGGTAGAGCTTAAGGATCGTGCCTTTTGTATTGACTCTCAGGCTTTCCCGGTAACTAAATTTAATGACGATGGCACCGATATCAATTACTTTAACGCCGTATGGCGTTTAGATGATACTCAAGTCTATAACTCAGCCTCGATTACTAAGATCGGCGGTACGGCTCAGATAGCGCAGGATCAGGACTCTATCGATGAGTACTTTGTGCACTCGTATAACCAAACTAATTTAGTAATGGATACAAACCAAGCCGCCCTCGATTATGCCCGGGCTTATGTAGCAAGCCGTAAGGATACGCAAACTCGATGCGATGCGGTCGAGCTTGATTTATATATGGACGATTATAACGATGGCATCCTTGCAGCTCTTAGCCTAGATTTTTTTGATCCGGTAGAGGTTACGACTAATCAGCCTGGTAACTCGACTCTCCAACAGACTTTACAAGTGTTTGGCGTAGTCCATCGAGTTACGCCTAACTCATGGAAAACGACATTTACTACACTAGAGCCGATTATCGACGGCTTTATACTAAACTCATCATTATACGGGGTGCTCGATACCTCCGTATTAGCATATTAGGGAGTAAAAGATGGCAGCTGGTCAAGGTTTTAAGACCTTTACAACAGGTGAGGTATTAACCGCCGGTGACGTAAACGGCTACCTCATGCAGGGTATTAACGTATTCGCAACTACTACGGCTCGAGATGCGGCTATTAGCGCTCCGGCTGAGGGACAGTTTGCTTTCACAAAAGACACTAACTCACTCTGGTATTACGACGGTGCAGCTTGGGTAGCCTCAGGTGCTACGGGTGATATTGAGGGAGTTACCGCAGGTGTGGGTATTAGCGGCGGAGGTACTAGCGGTACCGTAACCGTTACTAACTCCATGGCTACGGCTATCGATGCTAAAGGTGATCTCGTGCCCGGGACAGGTGCAGACACTTTCGCACGTTTAGCCGTGGGCGCTAATGACACTGTACTTACGGCAGACTCAACAACGGCTACCGGATTAAAATGGGCAGCCGTAGCGGGTGGATCAATGACTCTGTTGAGCACAACGGCTTTATCCGGGTCCTCAATTACATTTTCATCTATTAGCCAAAGTTATAGAGATCTCAGAATTGAGATCAAAGATCCAACTTTTAGCACTAACAACTCAGCTATAAGACTACGCGTTAATAGTGATACTGGTACTAATTACAACATGTTTTTAGCAACTTCAGAAGTAGGTATTGCTAATAGTTATTCTGGTTTTGAGAGTTTGACAAGTTTTGACGTAACTCGTTCGTACGACATGCAAAACACAAGTGTTGATGCTTCTTTTCTGTATAATCTTTACGATTACAAAGACACTACTTCAATTCGCTTGGGTGACTCTATTGCAAGTTTCCAAAAAGGTTACAGCACGGCAGGAAACAGAATTCTTACAAGTGGGCAACTTTATTACAATAATGTTGGCACTACAATTTCATCTATTACAATTTCAATGTCGGCAGGTACTTTCTCAACTGGCACCGCTTACCTTTACGGAGTTAACTAATGACAACAATTAAAATTATAAATACTGAAACAGGCGAGGAAACAGAGCGCGAAATGACTCAGGCAGAGGTAACTCAATTAGATCTAGACAATGCTGAGGCCCTTGCCTACAAAAAATTACAAGAGGATAACGCAAGAGAAAAGGCAGCACTTTTAGCCAAACTCGGCATTACTGAGGATGAGGCGCGCCTCTTACTTTCATAATGGAGACAAGCTATAACGGCTACCCGGCCTCTAAAGATCCGGCCGAGATTAAAATAAAGTCCTACCCCGTAAAGGGTACGGATCGTAAGCTGCGATGTGCTGAGAGTGTGGGGCCACTACTCGCAGCCTTCGCGGCTGAATTTCACGAGTTAATCGAGCCGATCGATGAGGGCACGTTTGACGATTGGGCGTACGCCTACCGCATGGTGCGCGGCAACCCTACAAAATTATCGTGCCACTCATCCGGTACCGCTATCGATCTCAACGCTACTAAACACCCTTTAGGCAAGTACGACACTTTTCCGGCTGAGAAAATACCAATGATTAGAGCGCTCGCTAAAAAATACGGACTCAAGTGGGGCGGAGACTTTAAGAGCCGTCCGGATGATATGCACTTTGAGGTTGAGGTAAGTGCTACCAAGGCGAAAGAGCTCATTAAAAAGTTAGGATTATCAGATGCCAACTAGCCGACAAGTAACGGTAACAACAACCCGTACGGTGTTAGTCCCTGCAAGGATCGCAGACCAAACGGCTTTAATACACGCATCTAATGACGATTTATACATAGGTGGAGCAGATTTAACTATCGCTAACGGTTATCTCGTAGATCATAAAGATAAACTGACGGTACCCGTCGGAGATCATCAAGCGTTATATGGAGTCGTAGCAAGCGGTACTACAACGGTATCGGTGTTATACCAAGTCAATTAAAGGGCATTACAGGAGAGCACAATGAATAAAAAGCAATTAGAGGCAGCGGCTAAATCATATGCACGAGCAGCGCTCGCATCTGTAGCAGCTTTGTATATGTCCGGTATTACTGATCCAAAAGTATTAGCTAATGCCTTTATCGCCGGCCTCGTAG